TACGGCATTCAATTCAACAAGGTGTTCTATGAGAGACTTATTGCTGGCGCTAATGTTACTCTTTTTAGCCCCAGTGATGTGCCTGGTCTTTACGAGTCTTTTTTTAGCAATGTTGATCTCTTTCGAGGACTATATGAGAAAGCGGAAGCTAATCCGAAGATCCGAAAGAAAGTAGTCAAGGCGATCGACTTATTCTCGTCGTTCATGCAAGAGCGCAAGGACACCGGTCGTATCTACCTCATGAACGTAGATCACGTCAACGATCACAGCGCATTCGATAAAGTGCTAGCACCGGTGCGTCAGAGCAATCTCTGTGCTGAGATCACCCTTCCAACTAAGCCACTGAATGATCTAAACGATGAACAAGGCGAGATCGCTCTCTGTACTCTATCTGCGATTAATTGGGGTAAGATTAAGTCTCCTGCGGACTTTGAGAAGCCCTGTGCTCTGGCTGTTCGCGGTCTGGATGCTCTCTTGGATTATCAGAATTATCCGGTGGATGCTGCTCGTCGCAGCACTATGCGGTATCGTCCTCTGGGCATTGGAATAATCAACTTAGCTTTCTGGATGGCTAAGAACGACATGACGTATACCAATCCGGATCTCGTCAAGATCGACGAGTATGCCGAGGCTTGGTCATACTATCTAATCAAGGCCTCAGCAGATCTCGCTATCGAGAAGGGAACGTGTCCGGCTTGGGTAGAAGGTAAGCTAAAGTACACTGATCTACTCCTGCCGATCGACACGTATAAGCGAGACGTAGACGAGCTTGTAACTCCTAATTACAAGATGAGTTGGGAAGCTCTTCGTACTCAGATCAGCTACACGGGTATTCGCAACTCCACTCTCATGGCCATCATGCCGGCAGAGACGTCTGCGCAGATCAGTAATAGCACGAATGGCATCGAGCCACCTCGCGCTCTCGTGTCGATCAAGCAGTCGAAAGACGGTATCCTAAAGCAAGTCGTGCCTTCGATTCAGAAGCTAAAGAATAAATACGAGTTACTGTGGGATCAGAAGTCACCTGAGGGTTACCTCAAGATCTGTGCGGTGCTGCAGAAGTATATCGATCAGGCCATCTCAGTGAATACCTCATATAATCCTAAGTTCTATCCCGATGAAAAAGTTCCGCTATCTGATATGCTCAAGCACGTACTGATGTTCTATAAGTACGGCGGAAAGAACCTCTATTACTTTAATACTTACGACGGCGCAGGTGAGATCGAAGTCGAGGCTGCACCGTCATCTACCACCGTAGATGAAGAGGATTGCGATAGTTGCAAAATCTAATACAACTTAATCCGCCGATACCTTTAGAAACACCTAAAGGCTCTGCTCTGGCTCATATTCTTATTGATTATGGACCAGAGTATGATCTACTTTGGGTTTGTTTTGATGATCAAAGTGGTGAATGTTGGACTTGGAACAATAGTTTAATCAGGGCCCAAAAGAATATAACTATGGGAAGAGATTATGACAGTAGTAACAAATGAAAACTATCTTAATTACCTCACGTTCCATGGGCGATCTACTGACGTTGCTTTTAGAGTGATGCAGAAGTGGGGTAATTATTTGAATATGCCTGAGTATAAGAATCACGAGGGCATTCGTATCTGGGTAGAGGCTTCAGCTATGTTTCTAGAACTCAATGGAGCAACACAGTAATGTCTGTATTCGACTTGAATGCGAATCGCGACAGTGTAAATCGCCGGGCTTTCTTTGATGGCCCGGTGACGCTCGCTCGCTACGACAAGCAGAAGTATAACTTTTTAGAGAAGCTAACAGAGAAGCAACTCGGATTCTTCTGGAGACCGGAAGAAGTCGAGATCATTCGAGACTCAAAAGACTTTAAGGACCTCACGGATAATGAGCGACACATCTTCACCAGTAACCTCAAGCGACAGATCTTACTGGACTCGGTTCAAGGAAGAGCTCCTATACTGGCTTTTGGTCCTATTTGTTCACTACCTGAACTGGAGACTTGGCTCACCACGTGGACCTTCTTCGAGACAATCCACTCGAGATCATACACCTACATAATTCGTAACGTGTATCCTGATCCGTCAGTAGTATTCGACGAGATGCTCGATATCAAAGAGATCGTCGAGTGTGCTGATGATATCTCTAAGTATTATGACGATCTGATTAAGCAGAGTGCTGTGACTCATGGTGGCTTGCCGTGGTGCCCTATCAACAGTAAAGAACTCTATAAAACAAAGAAGCTCCTCTGGCTCTGCTTAAACTCAGTCAACGTACTCGAGGGCATTCGCTTCTACGTATCATTCGCTTGTTCATGGGCGTTCGCTGAACTAAAGAAGATGGAGGGTAACGCCAAGATCATCAAGTTCATCGCACGAGACGAGAACCTTCACTTGGCTTCTACTCAGCAGCTAATCAAGACTCTCGTTAAGGACGATCCGGACTTCGCGAAGATTGCCGAAGAGACGAGAGACGAGTGTGTAAATATGTTCGTCAAGGCTGCAGAGCAAGAGAAGGCGTGGGCTAACTATCTGTTTAAGGACGGATCTATGATCGGTCTAAACGAGAAGCTGCTCAGCGATTACGTAGACTGGATCACCAATAAGAGAATGACTTCGATTGGTCTACCATCACCGTTTAAGGGTGGCTCCAATCCTCTCCCGTGGACTCAGAAGTGGATATCAGGCTCTGACGTTCAGGTCGCACCACAGGAGACTCAGATTACTTCGTACTTAGTCGGTGGCGTCACCAAAGACGTGACGGAAGACTCATTCAAGGGGTTCACCCTCTAAGGAGCATCAGATGTTTAGCAGAGACAAAGAGTATAACGTAGAGTGTACACAGTGTGAGTCATACTTTACAGTCACCACGGAGTCAGTAGAACCAGTTCAGTTCTGCATATTCTGTGGTACGATGCTCTCTGACGTCGACGTAGAAGACTCAGACGACGCGTAATATATAGTCTGGTGAGGAGCCAGACTATGTCATATGAGAATCCGTGGATTTATAATAACGAAGATTTTACGGGGCCAGACGAGAATACGTTTGGCTTCGTTTATCGTATCACGAATAAGATCGATAATCGAAAGTACATCGGAAAGAAGTTCTTCTGGAACTCTCGAACCAAGATAACTACGGTCAACAAGAAAAAGAAAAAGAAGAGAATCAGAGTAGAGTCTGACTGGAAGACATACTACGGCTCGAGTAAAGATCTATTGACAGACGTAGAAAAGCATGGTATTATAAATTTCAATAGAGAGATCATTCGTCTATGCGGCTCAAAGTCTGAGTGTTCTTACTGGGAACTCGATGCACAAGTACGCGAGGGCGCTCTCTTAAAAGAAGAGTACTATAACTCTTGGATCATGGTGCGTGTTCGAAAGGAACACTTAAAAGCGGGGCTGGTATAGGGGTTGTGCCTTAGCCTTCCAAGCTAAAGAGACGAGTTCAAATCTCGTGTCCCGCTCCAAACTTGAGGATAACATGGAAAATACTATTAAGATTGAAATAGATCATACGACTATGTGGTTCATCGAGGCCGAGGGTCTAGACGCGCTCAAGGAGCTAGTCAACGGCGCTTATGAACACGGTCGTCTAGAGAAGCCAGAAGGGTTCAACATTCAGATAACTATACGGGATTGTAAATGAAGATTGTAATCTACACTAAGCCAAGTTGTTCGTACTGCGTATCCGCTAAGAAGCTCTTACAGTTTCAAGACATTCCCTACCAAGAGATCGTCATCGGTCAGGATATCACGCGTGAAGAGTTCTTAGATCTTATTCCTTCTGCCAAGACGGTCCCGCAAATTATTATTGACAATGAGCTCATTGGCGGGTATAATCAACTATATGATCTATCTTTAACATGGAGTGTAGTGAATGGATCAGCCGGAAATCAATCTTGAGCATCTGAAGACTAGTCTCACGTCGCATCTCAAGACTAACTTTATCAAAGTAGCCTTCACGAAGAAGGACGGTACGCATCGCGACATGATCTGTACCCTCAGGCCAGATGCTCTTCCCGCTCAGGTCGACCTCGAGGAGTCTATTCCTCGTAAGACTAACGATGACGTCATGGCGGTCTTCGACATCGAGAAGCAGGACTGGCGCTCGTTTCGTCTCGACTCTGTCATCAACTGGCGAGTACTCTAATGTCTATGCATCTCGAGAAGGCTTGGATCACCACTACGGTGTCCAATCGTCGCCGGCGTGATCGTGAACCGACTCGCGCTCAACTCGAACACGAGAAGTGGCTTCGCTCTCAGGGTCTACATCCGGAGCAGCTCGAGAAGAAGACTAAGCACGTAAATAAGATCCCTTCTTATAAGACCGAAGAGGCCGTCAAGCTCTCGAACAAGGTCGGTAACGGCTTTCGTACCGCTACCGTACTCGAGAAGCTCAACGACGAGACCGTAGACGTACAGATGCAGATCCTCAAGAAGGCTGCACGCGTCGCTCCGGCTTATAACAAAGGTGGCTATCAGTTGATTACACCAGGTGAAGACATCAAGACAATCGGCTCTAAGAGCAGGAGAGGTTAATATGGAAAGATTTAGTTTTAGGTATGATCACGGCAACTACGATGAAGCCGATTACTATGAGTCTAGCACCACGTTTAATGTCCAGAGTGCTTATCTGTGGGACGTCTTAGAAAAAGTTGGATCATTCCTTCGTGGTGCTGGCTTTGCTTTTGACGGCGAGCTAAAGATCGTCGGTAATAATGAGACTATCGTTCCTAAGTCTTTTGTCGAAGATAGCATCAATAAGGAAGCCCATAGGCGCTCAGACGTCGGTTCTCCTGTTGAAGTAACGAAGAGCTTCGAGCAGGGCATCAATATTACTAACACCGGTAATATTGCTTCACCAGCTTATCCTGATGAAGGCATCGATGCTTGGAATTCTTGGAATCGCGGACAGACTGCTGTATAAATAGAGACGTGGGACTGCGAGCGAAAGACCGCAAGACCTCAGCCGTCGAGGAGATCACCACCCTAGTAGACTGGGGGTTGCAGCCCGTCTTACATAACTAGGGAGCACAGTTCAGACAGTGCTTTAAACGTGGACGGCAGACCCACTTTTTTTATGAGACGGACATGACAGACTTTCAAGAAGTAGCAAGTATCTGTAACATGAAGACCGAGTACAACGATCTCGTGTCTCGTATGAATATTCCACATAGCCGGAAAGAACTCACACTCGAGAATGCTAAGTGGTTCGTTGAAGCGGGTGGTCGCTTCAATTCTAAGTCTCATAATTATAAACAGGTATACTATATTTGTTCTGAATACGTTAGAATGGAGAGAGCTCTAGATGGGTATCGTGAAGAATGAAGTAAATTCTGTCGCGCGTGGTGGTACTGAACTATTGATTGAAGCTCTCGAGCGCCATGTGCCCGAAGAGCTTCTTTCTCATTTTGAGATCGTACCATCTAGACTGCGAGGAGAGTTATCTCCTGACAAGATCAAGGTCTATTGGGCGCATGACTTACCCGGAGATCCAGAGTGTGAACATCTGGCTGCCGGTGGATGGGCGATGTGGGATAAGATCGTTTTTGTGTCTAACTGGCAGATGCAGAAGTTCATCGATCGCTATAACATCCCGTGGTCTATGTGCGTAGTCATTCCTAACGCCGTAGAAGCAATCACCAACGTCAATAAGTCGACGGATGGTCCAATTAAACTGATCTATCACACCACTCCTCATCGAGGACTGGAGCTACTGGTGCCAGCTTTTTATGCTCTGGCTGAGCGCCATGACATAGAACTTGACGTGTTCTCTAGCTTCAAGATGTATGGATGGGAGGCACGAGATCAGCAGTATAAGACTATCTTTGACTTATGTAAAGAACATCCGAAGATCAACTATCACGGATATCAGCCAAACGAAGTAGTCAGAGACTACGTGGCGCGAGCAGACATCTTTGCTTATCCATCTATATGGCAAGAGACCGGTTGTTGCGCTCTGATGGAAGCCATGAGTGCTGGCTGCCTGAATGTACACTCCAATCTCGGGTGCTTATACGAGACTGCAGCATCGTGGAGTCTTATGTATCAGTACAGCGAAGATCCTAATCATCACGTGAATACATTCTACGGAGTGTTGGATCACGCCATTAAGAACGTCAGATCAGACTACTTCAAGTCTCTGACCATGCATCAGAAGTCTTATGCTGATACGTTCTATACATGGAATACGCGTAAGATACAATGGGCCGGATTCTTAGCTGACACATTGAATACACACCGCATTAATCAGAAATAAAAAAGGGAGGCTTTCGCCTCCCTTTTCTTTTACTCGTCGTAGTCATCCAAAGCTTGAATATTCTTTGCCCGCAAAGCGTTCTTCATGTGTCGGGTTTGTTTCCTCTGCCGATCCTCTTCAACTTTTCTGTAAGACTCGTAATCGAAATGATTGCCGTAGTCGTCTTCGTCCCAAAACTTCTGCGTA